GGGACCGGTGAGCGATTGCTCCACCTGGTCGAGCGGCCCGCGTACATCGCCAAGAATCGTTATGGGATGCCAGAAACCATCCCTCTCGATTGGTCCGCCTTTATCGCGGCCATGTCAATAGCCCAAACCAAAACCCAACAGTAATAGGTAACAAAATGGCACAACTGAACTATTTTGATGCGTCCCAGGTTTCCCCCCAGGACAGCTTCACGCCCCTCGCCGCCGGTGACTACCTGGTCATGGCCATCGACTCCGAGGTAAAGACCACCAAGAACGGCATGGGAAGCTACCTGGCCATCTCCCTCCAGGTCCTGGACGGCCCCAGCGCGGGGCGCATGGTCTGGGACAACATCCAGCTGCAGAACAACAACCCCCAAACGGTGGAGATCGGTCAACGGCAACTGTCCGGGATCTGCCACGCGACTGGCGTGTTGCAGCTTAGCGATAGCTCCCAACTGCACAACATCCCGGTGGTAGCCAGAGTGGTCGTGAAAAACGATCCCGCATACGGCCCGAAGAACGAAATCAAAGCATACAAGCCCGCTAATCAGCAGGCGGCTGGTGCTCCTCAGCCATTCTCCCAGCCTCCCATGGCTCAACCCCCGCAGCAGGCTCCCATGGCTCAGCCCCAGCAGCAACCTCCCATGGGTTACCCGCAGCAGGCTCCCATGGCTCAGCCCCAGCAGCCCATGGGATACCCGCAGCAGCAACCAGGCCATCACCAGGCGGCCACTGGGACGGTGGGGATTCCGCCCCAGGCTGCCGCCCCTCGCCCCAGCATTCCCTGGAAGCGGTAGGTACTTAAGTGGCAGTAATGCCGAACATGTGCGACCCTGACCCAACCCTGGAAGCCGTTGACTCGGCTATCCAGGCCAGGGGGGACGCAGAACAAGCCCGCCCCTATTTGGGCATGTCCTCGATAGGGCGGGAGTGTTCCAGGGCGCTTTGGTACGACTTTCGTTGGGCCAGTCGGTCAAGCTGGCCTGCGGATGCCCTCAAGCGGTTTGAAGACGGCCACATAGGCGAGGACCTACAGGCCAAGCGGCTCCAGATGCTACCGGCCATCACGCTGTATGTCATCGACCATCGAACAGGCAAGCAGTTTGGCCACGTCGACCATGGCGGCCATTTCCGGGGCCACATGGACGGCGTGATCCTGGGCCTGATCCAAGCGCCCAAAACCTGGCATGTCTGGGAGCACAAGCAAACCGACCCCAAAAAACAAGCCAGCCTGCTGAAGCTCAAACAGGATCGCGGAGAAAAGGCCGCCCTTCAGGAATGGGATGCGGTCTATTTCGGCCAGGCTCAGCTTTACATGGGATACGCGAAATTAGATCGCCATTACCTGACCTGCGCCACCCCTGGCGGTCGCCACACCATCAGCGTCAGAACGAATTTCGACCAGAACATTTTTGAGGCTCTGAAAGCCAAGGCGTTGCGAATCATTACGGCGCAAACCCCGCCGGAACGGATGTCCGAAAGGCCCGACTGGTATCAGTGCAAGTGGTGCAGCCACCATGCGATCTGCCATGAGCAGGCTATCCCGCAAGTAACTTGCCGAACCTGTGCCCACGCGACGCCTGAATTGGACGGGGATGGCCGGTGGAGTTGTGCTGCTTTTGGGTGTGACCTGGACGTGCAGGTACAGCGAGAGAGCAGCGGTTGCCCTAACCACATTTTCATCCCGGAGCTTCTCCCATGGAAGGCGGTTAATTCCGGCCAGACTGGTGCGGAAGCCTGGGTCGAATACGACAAGGATGGCACCTCCATTATCAACGGCGCCCAAGGATGGCTAAGCCGGGAAATCGCCGCCAACGTTGCCATGATCGGTGACCCGGAAGCAGCAGCTTTTCGAGCCAGGTTTCAGGCGGAGCTAATCGGATGATTACCCTGTATCCGCACCAGCGAGCCGCCATTGATGCCCTGTACGACTGGTTCAGGGCGAACAAGGACGGGAATCCTTTGTTGGTGTTGCCAACAGGCAGCGGCAAGAGCGTTGTTTTGGCTGCTGTTATTCAGGAGATCTTCGCTACCTGGCCGGACCAGCGGGTGTTGATGCTGACCCACGTTAAGGAACTGATTGAGCAAAACGCCTCCCGGCTTAAATCTGTATGGTCCCAAGCACCGCTGGGGATTTATTCGGCGGGACTTGGCCGGAAGGATGCCTTCAACCCGGTGATTTTTGCGGGGATCCAGTCGGTTTTTACCAAGGCCCTGCACCTGGGCCGATTCGACCTGATTTTCGTCGATGAGGCCCACCTGATCGGTAGCGATGCGGGTAGCCGCTACCAAGTTTTTTTTGATGCCGCCAGGGAGATCAACCCGGACGTTCGGATTGTTGGCCTGACTGCCACGGCTTTTCGCACCACCACAGGGGCATTGACTCACGGAGATATGGCCCTGTTCTCCGACGTGGCCTATGAGATCGGCTTGCTCCAATTGATTGCAGAGGGCTTTTTGTGCCCTCTCGTGACAAAGAGCACGGCGACCCAATTGGATGTGACGGGAGTTAAGAGCCACAAGGGGGAATTCCTTCAGGGACAGCTACAACGCGCCGTCGATCAAGATAGCGTAACCCAGGCAGCCCTAGATGAAGTCGAAACTTATGGGGCTGATCGATGCAAGTGGCTGGTCTTCTGCGCCGGCATTACCCATGCCGAGCATGTGACAGCGGCATTACTTGCTCGCGGGATTCCCGCTGGATGCGTAACAGGGAAAACCCCCAAAGGCAGGCGGGACAATCTAATTGCCAGCTACAGAAACGGACGTATAAGGGCATTAGTTAATGCTAACGTGCTCACGACTGGATTCGACGTACCAGCAACAGACCTGCTGGTGGTTTTGCGACCCACTCAAAGCCCCGGCCTTTACGTCCAGATCATGGGGCGCGGGATGCGGATCGCTCCCGGCAAAACGGACTGCCTGGTGCTGGATTTTGCCGGCAATACAACCCGGCATGGGCCGGTGGACCAAGTAAAAGCCTGGATCCCCAAACCAAAAGAGGACGGTTCAGCGGCGCCTATCAAGGTCTGTCCAGGATGCGGCGCCAAGGTTGCTACATCGGTTCGGATTTGCGCTTGCGGGCATGTGTTCGAGTTCGCTGACGCGCCTTCTCATTTCGCTACGGCAAGCGATGCGCCGGTGCTTTCGACGGATACGAAAAGCCTAGTCACTCGCAAGGTCTCTCACTGCTTTTACCTGCACCACCAGAGCATCGGAAAGCTCCCCTCATTGCGAGTGGATTATTACGATGGGATGTTGCGAGTGGCATCTGAATGGGTATGTCTAAGCCATGACGGCTATGCCAGGGCCAAAGCGGCGCAATGGTGGATTCGGCGAGTCGGCACGGCAATCCCGGTCCCGCCGACCGTGAAAGACGCACTCGACTTGCCACTGTCCGACATTGTGAGGCAACCCAAAACCATCACCCTGAAGCAGGGGAAATATTTGGAGATCGTCGGCTATGAATTTGAATGAGTTAACCAGCGAAGAGAAAGCGCTATTGCGCCCATTGCTGCACAAGGTGCTTGCTATGTTGGATTCCAAGTCGAGTACATCGTGCGCGACTTGCGGGCATCTGGATGGAGACAGCTTCTGTGCTTTCTATAACGAGAAAATCCCAGCGGATTGGTTTGATTCTGGATGTGAGCAGCATGAGTATTTCGATGATATTCCTTTCTGATTTTTGAGTGGTTGGGCGAGGCTAGGCGAGGCAGGGCCGGGCAAGGGCTGAATTCAGCGTTTAGGGTTTTTATCGAGAACCCTAGGCGGTGGAAACACCAAGGGCGGTTTCGGCGGGTTTTTTGTTGTGAAAATATTTAGCTCCGCTATTGCTTGGCTCTGATAGCTCGGCTATTATTCTCACACGTTCCGATTGATTGAGACGCCATGATGTTGGCACGGCGCGGCTCGGCGGGGTATGGCTCTGCATGGCGGGGTTCGGCAAGGGCTGTAAATTCAGCGTCTAGCGGCTTCTGAAGAGGCTACTAGGCGGTGGAAACACCAGGATGGCCAGGCTCGGATCGGATCGGCTCGGCATTGCGAGGCAAGGCAAGGTTTTTATCGGAGAACAATGATGCAGTTTTTCAATATCACGTTGACCGGAGTCAGTCCGCTGCTAATGCATGCGGATGACGTCAAGTGGGCGGACAGAATGAAGGCTTGGTCCGATGACCCGGCGAATAAATCGGTGAAGGTGAATGGGGACGACAGAACCCCTGCCTATAAATGGGTTGGCTACCTATATTCTGATGGTGACCGCGTTTGCATTCCGGCAGACGTGATCATGGTCGCACTGCGCGAGGGCGGTGCCATGGTGCCGGTTCCCGGCGGACGGTCTGGTAAGACCTTCAAGACCCAATCCCAATCCGGGATTTTGCCCGAGGATCTCTATTGGCCCCTGCTGGCATCCGGTAAAGAGGTGCCAATGTCTGCCATCACGGCACTAATGCAAGAGTCCAGCTTCCCAGCCCATGAAAAAGCGGTCGAGTCCATGGGGTTTGAATTGTTGGTGAAGCGGGCAGCAGTGGGGACCGCCAAGCACATCCGGGTTCGACCCATGTTCCGCCAATGGTCCTGCTCCGGGGTGTTGGCAGTCCAGGATCCGCAGATCACCAAGACGGTGCTTGAGTCGATTCTTTCTTATGCCGGTAAATACAAAGGGATTGGGGACTGGCGTCCCAGCGCACCCAAAAAACCGGGAACGCATGGGATGTTTTCGGCAGTGGTTAAGGAAGTTTAGTTAGGTTTTGGCCGTGGCGCGGTCGGGATTGGCCGGGCACGGCGGGGCAAGGATCGGCTTGGTATGGCGAGGGCTGAATTCAGCGTCCATGGGATTCGATGAGTCTCATGGGCGGTGGAGACGCCAGATGTTGGGCCAGGATGGGCATGGCCCGGCGAGGCCAGGCCGGCAGGGTCGGGCAAGGCAAGGGCTGAAGAATTCAGCGTCTAGCGGCTTCTCATGAGGCTGCTGGGCGGTGGAGACACCAGGATGTTGGGCTGGGCGGGGCAGGGCAGGCGGGGCCGGTCCTGGTGTGGCCTGGAAAGGCAAGGGCGCAATGCGCAAATTTTCTAAATCAACTTGGGCGAGGTGAATGAGATGGGTCTTTTTTTAGGTGGCATTCCGACTAGACCGGATGTGAAAAAAATCATGGAGCACTTCAAAACCCTGTCCGTCGGTCAGGAGATCGAAGACGCTGAAATCATGGCCATTACGGACCTGGTGCCGAAGACCTCGCGCTATCAAGCGGTGACTAGCGCTTGGAGGCGTCAGGTTCTGAATGAAATGAACCTGTTCGTTGCCCGCGAACACGGCAAATTCAAGATTTTGACCAGTCCTGAACGTATTACCAAAGAGACCGGGCGCCTGACCCATGGGTTGCGCCAAGTGGGTCGGTCGGCTCGATTGACCGCCATGGTTCCGGCCAGTGAGTTGGACGACATCGGCAAGGCTCGACAGGAGCACAATTTGCGGAAAGCGCACTTCGTTTTGGAAGCCGCTAAATCGGCTCCGGCTGAAATTGCAGCACCGAACAAAACCCCTGTGCTGCATTACATCCAAGGGAAATCCAATGGTTGAGGCTATCCAAAACAAATAGTACCAATTTAGAAACAGTGGAAATTGACTTTTAAGGCACACGAACATGAATGAAATAATCCCAATTCAGGACGCGCAACCGTCCGAACTGTTCGCCCCAGGTGGATTAAGCGAACTGCTGGATCGAGTGGCGAATAAGGAAGTCGTGGGGGAAGTCGCAGGGGAAGTTGAGAGCATAGCCGATGAACTGATCCGAGAACCACAACCAATTCAACGATGCTTTCTATGCGGAAGGCCGACCGGGAGAAGCGAAGAAGACTCGCTAATACGAGGCGAAGTCGGGCCTCTATGTGAGGACTGCTACGACAACGTATCCTCTAAGTCGATGATCAAGTGGATCACGACTCAGCTTAAAGAGCGCACGAAATGAAATGGCGCAAACCGGAAACGGCTCCCAAGGATATGAGCGCCTTTCTCGCGCAATTCGACAGCCACGCAAGCACTGTCGTTGCCATGTGGAACGGGGTATCAGGCAACTGGATCGGAGCCGCGCCGCAGATCAGTCTATTTCAGGGGCGGTGGGAAGATACCTATTTCGAGAATGAAACGTTCGGTGAATGCGACCTGGCACGTTGGATGCCGTTGCCGGCCTCGCCGAGGCAGGGGTCAAAGGCATGATTGACCCTGGCCCCTACGCCGGAGAGTGCGACTTGAGCCAGTCGCGCAGGGCCGTATCAATGCGGGTTTGCCATCCGTCGCCCGTGGCGCGGAAGGCCCCAACTACGTCTGGAGACAGGCGAATGCTGATTATCCCGGTCGAGCATATAGACCTTAATTTCATATTGGTTCCTCGATCAGACATGCGACAGATGGTAACGGCAAAATGAAACCAAAATTATCTAACACCGCCAAATGTGAACCGAACGCCTACTGCAATGCTTGCGGGTGGCCTGTGATTTTCGCTTGTTGCAATGGCCAGATGGGGGACTTGCATCCTGGGGAGGACTGGTGGATGTACTGCTCAAATCAAGGATGCAAAAATCACACTGGCGAGCCATACGGTCAACACCACATGCCGACTTTTTTGGTGCGAATTAACGACGGTTCGCACTCTTGAGCGTCGAGGCAAGCGGTTAGAAAGTTAATCTCGACCCAGATGCGGGAGATGGAAGGCCAGGCTGGGTGCAATTGTTGGCTTGATGAGATACCTTTTTGAGGAGAATAAACGTGATTAGAAGCACAACCCAATTGACCCTGAATAGTGACGGGGACCTGATGGATGTCCGCGAGCATGAGGACAACGACAAATGGATGGAGCTTGTCATCAACGGTCAGGCGTTTGGTCTCCCCAAAAATGAAGCGGACGAACTAATCGACGCGATTAACGCAATAGCGGGGAATTGAATGGACCTCCACGACCGTGCAATGATGAACATGGCCGCCCGAGCGCAATTCGATGCCATGACTGGCGGGGACGCCATACAGGTTTGTCGGCGTCACCCAATTCTAGTGAAGCGCCTCCAGCAATGGGCCATGCGCTGGTTAGCGAGGGGCAGCTTATGAAACTTGATGACATTCTTGTCAGGGGGCCAATAAACCGCATCGCTGGGCTTGTTGTGTCCGGAGGGGAACACTACGAGCCGAACACGAAGGGCAATGGGGGTGACAGCGAGGTGCCAATAGCCGTGGTCCCAGTTCCGAAAATCATTCGGAAGGGCGCAGGGTACGTTGATCTTGTCGGGAGGCGCTTTGGCCGGTTCACCGTGCTCGGGCTGTCGGCCTGTTCATCTCGCGCCTGGGTTGTCCGGTGCGACTGCGGCAGATATTCGATCAGGACCCCGAAAGCCATTAAAAACCCGGCAAACAGATGCGATATGTGTGACCACTGCCGCCACCTGGTCTATTTGCGGCGGACGGACATATGGCGCCGGACGGGCAAGCATGTTGACCTAAATGAGCTATGAGCGAGCAATCATGACAGTCTGTATCTATTTCAGATCCACCGGCTGCCCATTCCGGGCAGTCACCGGGAAACCAGAAGGGTGCGTAACATGTCCAAAAAAGTAAACATAATCAGCCACACAAAACACGGCAGTACCGTTATGAAGGACTCGGCGTGGGATTTTTACAGAAGCATGAAGGGGCTGAAGAATGACTAAAGAAGGCGTAGAAAAATTCTGGATGGTTTCAGTGACCGGCGGCGGCCCATCATTTGTCCGGTACGAGAAAAGAGCAGACGCTATCGCAGAGGCTAAGCGATTAACGCGAAAGACAGGTGGGCGGAGTTATATCCTCGAGGCAATCACGGCATATGAAATGCCTCCAACTACTCTAATCGAAATAGATCTAGCCGCTCCGTAGCGTCTGAGCATTTCTGCTCAAACCTCCACTTCCTGCTTCGCTGAGGCTGGTTTCACCTTGATCTTGCGATCAGAGCCAGAGCCTTCCTCTCCACAGGCTGGCACGGCAGAGCTTGCCGCGTTGTTCTTCAGGTTCATGGCTGCGTTCAGATCGCGGTCCATGATGTTGCCGCAGTCGCACACCATGATCCGGTCGCTCAACTTCATGGGGTGAATCGTTCCGCACGAGTGGCAAGTCTTGCTGCTCGGAAAGAAGCGATCGACCACATGCACGTGAGCGCCGGTCATCACCGCCTTGTACTCAAGCTGTCGGCGGAACTCGGAGAAACCGGCATCCGCGATGCTGCGGGCAAGATGGCGGTTTCGCAGCATCCCAGACACGCTCAAGTCCTCGATGGCGATGGTGTCGAACTCGGTCGCCAGCTTCGTGGTCAGCTTGTGCAGCGCATTGGTTCGGATATTGCCGATGCGCTGATGCAACTTTGCCAGCTTGGTTTTCGCCTTGGCGCGGTTGCTGCTGCCTTTCTGCTTGCGACTGAGACTACGGGAAAGCCGCACAAGCCGCTGATGGGCCGCGCGGTGAGGCTTCAGCGCCGGGATGATTTCGCCGGTGCTGAGTGTTGCGAATTCCTTGATACCAAGATCGACACCGACGGTCCCGCGATGCAACGGGCCGCTCAGGCAATCGGTCGTATCCACGAGGACGGCGACATACCAGCCGTCGGCCATCCTGCTGACGGTGGCGGCCAGCGTCCGGCCGACGAAGCGCAGTTCCTCGCGCATCCTGACGACACCGCAGCGCGGCAGCTTGATCGTCTTGCCAACACACTCGACGGCATGGCTCTCGCTGTTCTGGGGTCCGTTGTCGGCACGGAAGGAGTCGTGCATCCCCTTCTTCTTGAAGCGTGGATAGCCGGGCTTGCCGCCTTGCTTGACGCGACGGAAGAAGTTCTGGAAAGCGATGCCGACATTCTTGATGGCATTCTGCGGGGCAACCTTGGTGACCTCACTCATCCACGGAAAGTGCTCGGCCTTGATGGCGTTCAGGCGCTTCCGGAGAGCAGCTTCGTTCGGCTTGCCACCGGCTTCATATTCCGCCTTCCACTCGGCCAAGGCCCAATTGAATGCGAAGCGGGCGACACCACACGCCCGGCGGAAGTATTCTTCCTGCACGGCGGTCGGGTCGAGCTTGATCTTATGGACGCGATGCATCTTCGGCGGCCGTCTTCATGGCGGCAATCAGGTCGCGGTTCTTCTTGCTGCGGCTTCCATAGAGGCGTGCGCTGAAGACGGTGATGATTTCAAGCACGTCCTTGGCAAGATCTTCCTCGAATGTCGGCTGCTCACCTTTGTGGATGATGACAACCTCAATCTGTTGATGGGCGCAGAGGGCAAATACCAGTTCGCTGCCGAACCTGAGCAGGCGGTCCTTTTGGGTGATGACGAGGCGACGCATCTGCTTGCGCAGGATCATTTCGAGCAACCGCTTCAGTCCCGGCTTGTTGTAGTTCATGCCCGAACCAAGGTCGCTGATGATCTCCGAGCGCCACCCCTTTGCTGCGCAGTACGCCTCAACCATGTCATGCTGGCGTTGAAGGTCGGGCCTCTGATCTTGACTGCTTACCCGGACATACCCGACCGTGGGTGAGTCTGCGTCGCCCAGCCCCGGCAGGTCAGCGACGGCGTAGTAGCGCGTCCCACCCGCCGTCTTGCGGGATGGCAGCAATTCACCCGAAGCCTCCCATTTACGCAGCGTGCTGATGCTGCACCCGAGCAGGTTTGCGGCTTCACCGATTTTGACTAATCTCTTTTCCATTTGCGAAGATTAACACAGTTTTAGTGAGATTGCTAGATGCTGTTTCCATCCCCTTCCCTGGGGCTTTGGTTTCGGCTAGGCAGCGTAGGACCTAGCCAGGGTTAGGGCGCCGACCTGGATGGTCGCCCGGATCGAATACCGGACCAGGGCGGCCTGGTCATCCTGGGAGCCGGACGTGTTATCCAGGTAGCCCTTGTTCTTCCTTAGCACTGCCTCGCACCCTGGCAGGCGGGTCTCGATCTCCTCGATCATGGCCATCTGTTCATCGGTGGCCGACTCGGCATCCTCGACATCGTATGACGCCGACATCCCGGAGAAGTCATTTTCCAGGATGCACCCGTAGTTATCCTGGACCTCCTCCTCGGTCATATTTTGGTAGCGCGGCAGGGCGTCCAGCGGGGCGAACACCTGATTTCGGATGCTGGCGATGATCTCATCATCTGGCAAAAGCCCGCGAGCCTTGCGCTTGCGCTGTCCGTCCGTGCCGTTCGCAGCAACCCATTCATCCAACTGGGTCCGGCGGCGCTTGGCCGACTCTGCCGCCGCCGCCTTTTTCGCCTCCTCCTGGGCGGCCCAGCGGGCGCGATACTCAGCGACCAAATCGCCCCACCTGGGGTGGCGGTGGTCTATCCTGCCATCGGCGATATTCAGGGTGATCCCGTTGCCGGGGTCGTTGAACCCGCCGGCCGGACGATACTCCGGGTCGGCCAGAAACGCGGTAATGGCGGCGTCATGCCTGGCCTCCAGGGCGGCGCGGTCGGCCGCCTCTTTGGCCCTGGCTTCCGCCGTTTCGGCCAGATACCGGGCGCGTCCTTTGGCCGATTCACGGATCGCCTGCATCAGCAGTTCCGAGGCCAGTTCCGGGGTTACCTCGGCCGACTCCACGTCGGCGCAAATCTTGACTTGCTCATTTCCGCCACTGGCGGTCGGGAAGTACAGTTGGTCAATCTGCATGGGGAATTTCCCGTACCAGTCCACCACCATGGTCTTGGCCTCGGTGGTCAGACCCGTGGTGTCGATCTGGACATCGATCCAGTCCGGGGCATTGCTGCCCACCTCGATAGTCTTGGCCTTAACGTACTCGGACGAGCGGTAAATACGAATGTTCATGCTCTCATCTCCTGCCCTCAGAAATCCGGCGGGGCTCCCGGTTGCCGGACGATGCCGGCGGGGATCAAATTGGCTTGGCTATCTCTGCGCGGCGAGGCGCCGGACGACCGACTTGCTGGTCCCATCTTCGGGATACCACGTCCACCTCGTGGCCCGGTGCCCTTCCGGCTCCCAGATGTGGGCGGTTGGCTTGCGGAATACCCGAGGCAGGGATTCAGCGTTTGCTCCCTGGTACTCTCGGCCCGCACCGCAGGGGGGCAGGTAGCCCATGTGCGTGGCGGCGGTCGTGGTCGGGTCGCACCCTTCCGGCAGTTCCTCGACTGCGTCGAGGTAGGTGTTGATGTATTTCATCTGATCGTTCCTTTTGTTGCCCCATCCCTGGGGCTGTGTTGGCTAGCAGGGGTAGAACGACTCCCCGCCGCCGGCGGAGCCCCTTTCCCAACTCCACCCTTCCACCCGGACCCCCACCGGTGGGGGGGGCAATTCAGGCCGGGCGGTGGACCGCCACCGCCAGTAGGCGCCTATTTGGCCCTGATCCCCTTCGACGGAAGGGGCCGCCGCCGCCGCATACGCGGCGGCCAGGTCGAAATTTTCCCGCCCGAGTGGGCGGATGGTCACTTCGTAAATCTTGGTCATGGGACTCTCCTGCCCCTGATCCCCGAGGCGCGGGGGCTGGACTGATTCAACTTCTCCGCGATGGCTTCTCGGATCCATTCCGAGGTCGTCTGTCGGCGGGTCCTGTCCTGCCGCGCCAGTTCGGCCAGGATTGCCGCCCGCATCGGGTCGGGCAGCGGGAGTTTGAATATCGGGGTCCGCCCGGCTTCCGTGCCGGGGACCCTGGGGCGGCCTGCTGTCATGCCCTCAGCCCGGCTGCCTGGAGCACGGCGCATACGACGCCATCCGTGTCTGCTTTAACCAGGTAGGCCACCTGGCCGTCCTGATTTTCGATCTTAATAATGCGATCACTGATTTCCGTCAACGTGTCACCGTAGGCGGCCACTTCCGCTTTGATTCCATCGACCTCGTAAGAGGTCAATGCCTCGAAGAATTTGGCTTGTGTGTTTTCTACCAAGAACCAGCCCATCTGCCTTCCCCTCTCCGGCTTGGCCCATCGCCTCACCTCTTGGGATAATTGTATGGCCATTTATTTAGAATTGCAAGCGTTTTTTGATCTGACTCGAACGTGAAAACAACGTGAAAACCGGGGGGCGGTTTACGGCCCTAATTGTCACGTTCAGCCGCTTTATTCACGCGACGGAACCGAGTAAGATGCTGAAAAACAAGGGAAAAACTCAGTGGTTACTGTCTTCACACGGCAGGGGCGCCGGTTTTTTTATGCCCGCCTACCAGGCCATGATTTCATCGGCACGGGCCTGGGACAGCAGGCCCAGGGACACTAGATAGGCCATGCCGCCCAGCACGTCCGGGTCCGTTTGCAGGATCTCGGACGCCCTGCCCAGCAGGTCCATAAAATCCTCAACATAGGGATTGTGGCTGGTGCGAATAGCTACCCGCTCTGGCGGGGTGAACCGGCGCAGGAACGCCAGACGGGTTAGGGCCACCGGCGGAATCTCTGCCGTCACATCCTCCCACACGGACCCAGCCCGCCGCTTACCCAGCACGGACGAATCCATGCTGTCCAGCGGGATCAGGTTATCAGCGACCACCTCGCCGGCCAACTCGGACACCGCATAGGCGATTCCGTCTCTGTCAATTTGCGCGTAATAAGGCATCAATAAAACTCCGTGAGTTCCCACCCAACCCCCTGGGTGCAGGATACTGAGTATTGCCGAGTGGCGGTGATCGTGGTGGCGTTCGTCAGGGCCAGGGTAATCCCCGCGCACATGCTGGACCCAGCATGGTGATTGGTCACGCCCAAAATCCTTAACCGGGTTTTCCCGGTGGTCACCGAGGTGATGGTAGCCGTCGCGGTCAGGTTGGTGCCCGTAATGGAGATCGTGCCCCGCTGAATCGACTTGATCCGGGTGGTCGCCGCCACGCTCACGTCCAGATAATCCAGATTGGCCGCCCGGCCAGAGGTGTAATCGGCCGCCGCCGCTAGGGTGTTGACCGCAGCATCCAGGTTGTCGATTGCCGTGGCCCGAGTGCCGGTCCAGGTTGCCGTCGAAAGTGCCGTGCTGGCTGGAGCCCGACTGGAAATCGTGGCATCAACCCTGTCCGCAAGCGCTTGAGTGAGTCGATTCAGCAGTTTGACGACCGCGCCATAAATGGGTGCCAGCATTAGTAATACTCCACCAGTTCCCAGCTTGCGGTTTGGGTAAGCGAGCCTCCAGGAGCCGTTCGATACCCAGTGATTGTCGTCGTGTTGGTCAGTTCCAATCGGATTCCAGGATAAAAGGACGAGGAGTATGTGGGATTGGTTTCTCCAAGCCAGTAAAGCTCTGATTTTGCCAGGACTACGGCAGTGACCGTGGCCGTTGCCGATGCACTGGTGCCGGTGAGGGACAGGATACCCCGCTGGATATTTTTGATTCTGGTCACCGAGGTGATCGCGGCATCCAGGTAATCCAGTTTTGCCGCCCTGGCCGCCGAATAATTCGACAGGGGCACCCGGCTAGAGATTGTCGCGTTCAGACTATCCAGTTTGCCGGCCCTGGTGCTTGTCCAGGTTGCCGTCGAGAGTGCCGTACTGGCCGCCGCGATAGTGGATACCGCCGCATCCAGCCGATCCGCAATCGTCTGGGTCCAGCGATTCAGCAGTTTGACGACCGCGCCATAAATGGGTGCCAGCATGGGGTTAACTCCAGGTGGACCCGGTGCAGTAACCGCTGCCGTCATAGGCAAAGGTTTCCGTTCCGGTCACCGTCCAGTCGGTGCCGCTGTTGGTCGAATACTGGTGGACCGCAGTAGCCACTAGGCCGGATGAGTAGGTATAGGCGATTTTGACCTTGTTGGTCCCGCTCGTCCAAGTCACAGAATCCGGCGCGGAAAGGTCGGCGCCGGCCACCGCCAGGTTCCAACCAGGCACCCCGCCCAGGGTGATCTCGCGCAGGGTGGAGATGAACCCATCATTGATCTTCCCAAACGCCTCCGCAACGGTATCCCCGCCGGGAAGCGCCAAGTCCACCGGCACGAAGCTCATGATTTCGCGTCCTTATGTTCAATCTGGTCCAGGCGCGCCCGCAGGTCGGCCATGAGTCGTTCCAGCCGGTCGAGCCGGTCTGACACGCTGTCAGGCTCCTGGAAAACCAAAGCCTTGCTGTTAGGATCCCGCGCCCAACCCGCTGGGATTTTTTGCCGTGCGCCCATCAGGTGGCAATCGCCCGGAGCCGTCGCACCCGAGGCACCCGGAGCCGGTCCCCGCTGGCTGCCAGGTCCAGTTTGACCCGCAGTTGGGTGGGGCTGGCCAGGCCCGATACGAGGTAATAGCGTTCGACAAATTCAGGATTGACGGTCGTTTCAGACACCACCGCCCCGCACCCGATCCAGTTCACGCCCCCATCAATTGAGTAATAGGGCGTTACCGCAGTGCCAGAAGGCAAAGCGACATCCAGATAGACCCGCAGGCTGGTGTAGGCGGTCAGGATGGTTTCCCGAGACACATACGCCCCGCTGGCGTCCCATTTCGCCACCACCAGGCCCACAGCCCCGAACAAAGCAGGCGAGAGGGTCGGGGTGCCGTTCAGCCGCGCCCGGACGGATAGCGAGGTCAGCATGACCCCCATATCCACCAGGGTATTCGCCGGGATCGACTGCCAGGCGCCCGCCCCGTTGGCCTGCACCTCCCAGGCTACCGAGGTCCCGGTAGGGCTGATCGCCGAGGCCATCAAGGTAATGATGGACCCGTCAACCGTGTGGGTCCCGAAGCTGATAACCCGCTCGGTGTAGCCAAATTCCGCCCGGTACAACCGGAACTTCAGGTCCTCGCTTTGGTGGGCGGTCCAGGTGCTGGCATTGGCGGACGAGAACATGACGCCGGCCGCCGGATTGGCCAGGACGGTCGCTCCGGTGAGCAGGTCCGCGCCGCCCAGCCGGGCATAGTGCAAGTAATACTCGTCGCTGTTCGACCCGCAGACGATGCAATATTCCTCGCCTAGCCGCAAGTAGGCCGGGGTGGGGAAAACGACGTGCGTGGCCGCGCTGCCGGTCGAACTGACCGACACATCCGCAGGGATTAGGCTTTTTTCGGCCAGGATAGCGGGGCCGGGATAGCCGTTTACCATATTGCGGATCGACACCACCGCCGGGACGTTCGTCGTACTCTTGGCGCCGAAATAAAGGTCCACGGCACTGACAAACAAGTCAGATGGCGGTTCAAATGACTGGCCGACTGGGTCCGCCTGCAACCGCCTCCCATGCCGGACCCGCGTAGTCGCTTCCAGCCAGGTGTTCAGCCGACCGTCGATCAGGTATTCCGTACTGCCGGTGTTCAGTGTATTGAAAATCTGGACATCGTGGGAGCCCGAGAAGGTCCCGGCCGGCACATCGAAAGTGGCCAAGAAGGCACCCGCACTATCGGCCCGCACGGACTCAGGGATGCTGCCGGCCAGGGTGCCATCGCCAGGAAATAGCGGCACCAGGACCCCGTCCAGGGTCACCCGGAGATCGTCCGAATAGGGCAAATAGCCGCTGCCGGCGACCGTGACCGTTTTGACCCGGCTGGTCGCCTGGATGGCGGTTTCCGATACCAGGGACCGATCCGTCCACTGCTCCCACCAGCCCCAGACTACCGTGTCACCGACGCCGGTAATTACCTCCTGTTCCTGCGAAGTCTGGATGGTGACATCCTCGACCCAAATGTCGGCAGGGGGCGTCAGGGCCAGGATGCCGCTGGAGTTGTACGCGGAATAGGGATTGGCGCAAATCTGGTGGGTGGCGAAATTTTGCGCCGAGAAGGCCACCTCGGAATAAGCCCGCAGGACAAAATGGTCCTGGTCGCCCAGGTCGTGGAAGGCCACCGAGAAATTCGGGTACAGCGTGTCCAGATGGTCGCCGGCAACGCCAACGGCACAGGATAGCTGCGCGTGGCCAACGTCCATTTTGGAACGATCTCGGAAGGAGTCGGTGAAAATCGCCTTCTTGGACGTGGACAATTGCACGTTAATGGCGGCCTGTTCCAGGTCCGTAACCGCCATGTTGTATTCCAGATCGTCCACCCGGTTTCGCAGCTTTTGAAGCTCCGACATGGTGAGCCGATACCGCTCCGAATGCAGAACGGTCACCGCATCCACGTCGGTATTGGCCGACATCGCCAGGGTGGCAATCGGCAACGTGTCCGCCGGCGCCGGCGGGGGTGCGGCAAATAGGCCGGGGGTGCCCTGCACGATGGACAGTTCGCCGCGAGGCGTCATTACCAGCAGGTCATGGCGCGGCAAATAGTTCTCATAGGTGACATAAAAGGCGGTATTGTGGACCGGGTTATCGCCGGCAGGGGAAAAGTCGATGTCCCCATCCGCTAGCAGATAATCGGTGGTCACCACCATGGGCTTGATGTACCGCAGGACCACGGTATAGGTGGTGCCCGTGACCGGCTCGATGCCGCCAGGCGACCAGTTTATGGAGTTGCCGGATACCAGATAATCGGTACTGACCGAATAGGTCGTGGCGCCCTGGGATACCGGTCCGATACTGGAGATCGGCGTGTAGGGCATGAGGTCCGTGCCGTTCGCGGTACCCTTGGTGATCGTGACGGTTTTCTCGACCGTCGCCGATACCGAGGAGATTGCCTTCACCGGCGGGGTGGCCAGTGTATAGAGGTCGGTCCCGGTCAGGAAGGTGTGCGGTTCGTCCGTGACCACCCCAGTCCCCAGGGGCCGGTCCAGGGCCAGACGCACCGCCGCCGGGAAAGCAAACTCGCTACCACGGACATAGGCTTTGCCGTCCGACACGATGACCCAAAACTGATTGGCGTCCTTGGCTTCCACCCGGCAGCGCAGGCCACGCACCAGATAGTCCCCGGACTCGTCGAAAGTGCGCCGCGACAGGGTCAGGGCCAGGTCGGATGCCGCCGGTTGGGGGCGATAGTCCGCCGACAACAGCCCATCTTGCAGGGCGAACAGCGGCACCGCATCAGCCGCGTTGTTCGTGACTGCCAGGCTGTAAACCAGGCGGTGCGCGCCGGCATACCCGGAATTTTCCCAGCCAGAGGCGGGGTCATGCAGGGTGGGGTCCTCGGATTCGGTCACGATGGACGACGTGAACCGGAGCCCGATCACCTCAAGCCCGGTCCCGGTGACCGCGACGGTGCCGCCGGGAAAGTCGTGGAACACCCCGGCGAAATACACCTGCCCCTCGGTGAGGCTGGCCAGCAAGCCGGAAACGTGCAGTTCAATGCCCCGGATGACCTGCCCGTCAGACCAAACGGTTTTCCCCAACTGGTGCAATTCGTCGAACAGGACCGACTGCATTTCGTTGAGTTCGGCCGACTGAACGCCGCGCCCGGCCAGGAACTTTAGGGCTTTCCAGCCCTTGGTCCGGGCATACCGATCATAATAGGTGCTGGGCATGGCGTCCTCAGAATTGCAGCAGGTGGGCGATCACGTCCAGGGTATCGGCCGCCCGGTAGGTGGGCTGGCGATTGTCCAGCACCTCCAGGATGCCGGGATCAGTCACGTCCGCCGGGAGCAGGATCCCCGCGCCGGCGCCGCCCGCCTTGGTCAGGCCAGAAAATAATGCCGCTTGTCGGTACGTCACCAGGGGCGCGGCAGCCCCATTTAACTGAGCCTCGACGTACACCTGGGTCGCGCCCACCGTGTAGGCGTCCTCGGGGGCCACCTCCAAATAGGTATCCCCGCCGAACGTGATAGCGCCGCCCGCATCGGCCACGACCAGGCAAGCCTTGGACAGGGGCGCGTAACAGATGGGCGTGTCCACGCCGGTCGCAATCACCGAGGGGGCCGGTGGCGCGGTTTCCACGTCCCAGGCAGCCGTGCGGCCGATGCCGATGTATTTGTTGGTCGCGGCCAGGAACCGGAGTGCCTGCGCGACATGATGCGATTGGGTCAGTGTGCTCATGGGCCTAGAGTGCTATCACGACGACTGCGCGATTTCTGTGCGCGCCAGGGAAACCAGGGTGCCCCATGCCGTCAAGGATGCCGAGGGATGGGTGGTGCCTGCTAGATACCCCAGGGCATCCAGGTCGCCCAGGCGCCAATGCTGTCCAGCCAGGAAGGGATCAAGCTGATCGGTATCCGCCGGGGGATTCAGCCGATAGATCGGCACCCCCAGGTCCGCCAGTACGTCCGGCCCATAGTGATAGGTCCCGTCAGCCTCGTAGAGGTCGAGTATCGGAGTGCCACTGATCTGGTAGGTGCTGCTGCTGGACTCCATGACCAAAGCAGTCCCGGAAGGCCCCCAGCTTGCCCTCGCGCCCACCAAGCCGAACCACAGCCCGTCGCACAGGTCCCCCGGCGAGATGCCCAACCCGCCCGGATCGACGGTCAGCAACACCCAGGACCCCGTTTGTGGCAGAGTCCCCTGATAAAACCTGGGGGTTTCGGTGCGAAGATCGGAGCCCCAGTAGGCATAGACCCAGGCATCGTTGATGCGCCAGCCCAGCATCAAGGGGTTGGCCGGCTCGTCAAAATCAGGATCCAGATAGACCCACGCCCAGAGGACATGCGCGTCTGGAACGGAAAACGACGGCACATCGGCCACGCCATGGTCGTGCTTACGGTCAGGCGCAGACAGGGACCGATGCCCGCGTACCGTGTCCGTCAGCACCCAGGTCCAGGGCTCGTTCCCGATAGCCACCGACCCGGACGGCAAGGCCCCATCCAGCCACAGGTTCAGGACAGCACCGTCCGGCTCGGATCGGGACTCATGACGGCAGCGGGACTCCACCAGCACCTCGCTGGTATCCGTGCCGGCGATCTCCAGGGTTTGCCGGTAGCGCGCCTGGACCCCCGCCGCCCGGTGCCGGTCGGTCATGGCCTGTACCGCCGACCGATCTGCGCCGGACACCTCAATGATGCCGTGGGTCCAGTACCAGCTATCCCGTAGCCGGTCCCGCGACAAGCCCGGCGCATACCCGGAGCCATGCAGGACACGGGTCCAGGGCTCGAATACCGTAACGGGCGCCTCGGCGATCTCCGTGAGGGTCGCCTCCAGCGCAAAGCGATTGTTCCTGGGGCGCAGGATCTCGAAAAAGATTCGTTGGGTATAGGCAGCGTCCAGTTCCCCGTCGCGCCGCTGGGTGCCCAGGTGGTGCCCCCAAAGATCGGCCCATTCACCATCCGCCGCCAGGGGCGCCATTTCGGCCAGGGCCAGGAGCAGATCCGCGTGGGTCGCCTCTAGCAGCACCCCCAGAGAATCCAGCAGGAACAGGATCGGATTGGTGGTCAGGAACAGGTGGTCGCCGTTCGACGCGAACGCAGTCCCGGCGCCCTCCATCAGGGACGCTGCCAGCAGGTGACCGTGGTCCTCGGACTCGTAAGCCAAGGTGAATCCCTCGGCCTGAATGGCATCTGCCAGTTCGGTCAGGGTCAGGGCCGCCAGGTCGAACACCACCGGATCCCCGCCGGCAGGCGTCAGGGTCAGGGTATCCCGTACCACCGACCAAGCCAGGTCATCCGGGTCCGCACGGACCCGCAGGACCAGAACCGGGTCCGGGTACAGGTCGAATACCCGGTGCAGGTGAGGGATTAGAGCCGCATGGCGCATCAGGAAATGTCCAGGGTGCCCGGCACCGGCATGGATTGCACCGGGATTGCCTGGTTTTCGGTCGGCGCCTCCAGGTCCACGGACGCCACCCCGGTCACCCGGAGCAGTTGAGCCGTGAGCAGGGACACGCGGACGTAATCGCCCGGTTCGACGCTCGCCAGGTAGTCGCCGATGGCGGCCACCGCCCCGTTGACCATCGCAGTGTCCACCGTCCAGCCCGGCAGCGGATTTAACGTGACAGTGACGTTAATTGGAAGCAGATTCATGCGCTGATACACGACCTGGACCCCGGCCGCCCGATAGCCTGGCAGTCCCTCGGCCCCCTCGATAGTGGCCTCTACCAGGGCCAACAGCGTGTCGCTCAGGTCGCCGCCGCTACCGTAGAGCCAAACCTTCACCCGGCCCGGAAGATCCTCCTCCAGGCCCACGCGGGAGACATATTCGGTAATGGCCCCGTCGTCATTGACCAGACGACAACTCAAGGCCGCATGCCGCAAGGCGGTTTGCGTTCCCCGCGCCAAGGACTCCAAAAACAGGACGAACCGATCCCGCCGCTCCCCGTCCGTTTCCTGGTCCCGCCCCGAGGTAATCGCCAAGGCATTGACCACCCCGCCGAACCCGGATACCGGCGCGACCAACGAGGTCACCGTGCCCGGAAGGGCGTTGCTGGCGGACCCCGGCTCGACGGCAAGCACCTTGGCCGCCACCGTGTTCTGGACATCCGACATCGTGACCGTGGCGAGGACGGCATACAGCCGGTCGGTGTTGGGGATCTTGACCAGGGTCCCGGCCGGCACGTCATGGGCGCCGAACCCGCCGACCGACCGCGAGAAAGTCACCTCGCCCGCAGCATAGGCCGCCGGCAGCCGACCGAAATCGAACCCCTGATAGACCGCCGCCGGGATGGCATCCAGCAGGCCATTGACCAGTTCGACGTAGAAGGCTTCGAGTTCAATGGCCGGGGCTTCCAGTAGTGCTCTCGCCACCCCGCCCACGTTGAAATCGGTGATCTGACTCTGGGTCGACCGCATCCGGTTGACCATGCTCGCCAGAATGGAAATAAAATCTTTTGTCTGGAAGGCCATGATTATCCTGCCGGAAAAACGAGATTGGCGGTAACCGGCGAGCCGCCATCAATTGGCACAACCTGCACGGCCAGGCCGATGGTGTCGCCAGTGCGGGAGAATTCAGCCTGGTAAACGCGAGCGGTGCGCGGCTCGGCCTCCATGGCCTCCATGACGAAAAACTGCGCGAGCAACTGCACCACGTCGGTGTACTTTTCGCCCAAGATTTCCCGAACGTGGCACCCGTAATGCGGATGTCGAAGGATCTCGCCGGGCATCGAGGAAATCCGATGGGAAATAGCCTGGCGCAGATTGTCCAAGCCAGCGGTCACCCGAAAATCGCCGTTATCCGGCACCAGCCTTTTGTTGGTCAGTAGTACGTCGGACCCATAAACGCTATTCGCGTCGGTGACCGCCGTTGCCGTCCGCCGCACCGCTGGAATGCGAATGGTGTCGCCGTATTTCAGCAGTTCGCCCGGCTGGGCATCCTTTTCGCCCTGGGTGGCGACTAGGTACGGCGCCCGCAGTGCGTTGAGGTTCACCAGTTCGATCCAGCGACCGGCGTCGCCCAACTCACGCAGGGCAATGGCCGGGAGCGTGTCCCCCACTTGGATGGGGGCATCCCGCCAGCCCGTCACCCGCGAGACAAAATCCTGATAGGTGGTCATGCGGACACGACCCCCTTAGCGATTGGGTGGAGGACCATGTCGAGGACATCCTCGATATGGTGCAGAGTGGTCATGCCGTGACGACCCCCTTAGCAATCAGGTACAGGGCATCGACCACGCCGGCCGAGGACGGCACCGCCAGGGGATCGACGCGCAGGACCACCACCTGGGTTTGTGCCTCTCCGGTCACGCGGGCGCCGATAGCGGCATTCGCGTTGGCCTGGGTAATCTGATCCAGGACGTTGATATTGCGGTGCAGGCTGGGTGGCGATCCGCCACCTGTCGAGGAGCAAATGCCGGCGCCATTCAGGCTAGTCAGGTTGGGAGCCGAATCCACGCCGGGAATTCCCGTCCGCAGAGTGCAGAGGGCGTCGTTTAGGAGCAGGGCCACCCGAGATCGGCGAGACTTTTCGACCGAGGACAGCCCCCCGGCGTTAGCCAGCCTTTGGTAGCCATTCGCGCCAGCCTCCAGCAGGGTTTCCACGACGACGGCTCGCTGCCGGAATGCCTCGTTCGGCTGATAGACCCATACCGCATCCATAGCCGTCAGCAACTCCCGGACCTTGTTCAGGTAGTCCCGCAGTTGCGGAGAGGGCTCCAGCGCCCCGAGACGTTGCAGGTCCCCGGCCAATTCGCGCACATGCGACCGGGCCGCCCTGGACCGGCTAGAGCGGTCTGAGATCGACCAGGTGATAGGGTCTTTTGGCGGCAGCCCCAGGTTAGCCAATGAGGCCACCAATTAGCGACGACACACCGCTTTCCTTCACGACCGTCAGTTTGACCGAGTACTGGTGCAAAAGCGGCTTGGTCTTCGAGCGCTTATGCACGAATTCGGTTGGGTGGACCCAGGCCATAATCATGTTCAGGGTGTCGACAAAAAACAGCCTAACCGTATCCGGATCCTGGCCAGAATTGGACGCATCTAGGCGCCGCTTAAAATAGGTTTCGTAAATCAATTCCCTAAAATTCAGGAACCACAACTCGCCCGGAATCAGCACCCCGCGCCAGCCGGTATTGCCGGTCAGGTGAATCGTTTTGATTCCAACGCCAAAGTCGTCGATCCAGGCTCCGCCCAAGGTGCTATGCACGATGGACCGAGACGGGATTTCATAGCTCAGTTCTTCAGGACGAATGGAAAAATAGTGCAGCATGGGCAGCCCGCCTCCAAAGAGGACAAGCGCCATGGGCCGGACTTTTTGAGAAATGGGCGATGACATGACGCCAATACTGGCGTCACGACTCGTGGCCTAGAATGAGAAACCCCTCCCCAAGGCACTCCAGGAGCCGCCGTGTCCCGACTGACTGACTTGATCGCACAAGCCAAGGCCCAGAACACCCAACTGGGTGCCGATCTGGAGCGCGAGTTCAAGGCGCTGTCCTCTCGGCTGCCCTTTGGCCTGAACTTTGAGCGTCATAGTCCGGAGGCGGTGGAACTGCCTCTACGCCCGGTCCGCAAAGGCGACAAGGTGCGCGTACTGCCGGAACGTGGCTCGGGCATGAAAGGCGACCCGCGCCTGTGGCAGGTTAGGGCCATCCACAAAGCCAGGAAAATGGCGGACTTGGAACTGCTGGGTGCGGCTGAAGCAGTAACACAGTCCGTGGTGCTGGATGATCTGGTCGTGATGGCCGAATTTCGCGACATCATCTATCCCGGCTTGATCAGCACGGGCAAGGTCGCCCGTGGCGGCGACAAGCCCTTCCACACAGTGATCAATGGCGAGAACTACCATGTGCTGAAGGCACTGACCTACACGCACCGAGGCAAGATCGACGCCATCTATATCGACCCGCCCTACAACACGGGGGCGAAAGACTGGAAATACAACAACGACTACGTTGAGGGTGACGATTTATACCGACACAGCAAATGGCTGGCGATGATGGAGCGGCGTTTGTTGGTGGCCAAGCAATTGCTGAAGCCAGAGAATTCTGTGCTGATTGTCACCATCGACGAGAAGGAATATCTGCGGTTGGGGTTGTTGCTGGAGCAGGTGTTTCCTGAAGCTCGGGTTCAGATGGTGTCATCTGTGATTAACCCAACGGGGACGCAGCGCAAGGGCTCGTTTAATCGGGTTGATGAATACCTGTATTTCGTCCGATTTGGAAGCTCAATCGTTGCGCCGGAGTTGCGTGAGGATTCGCTTGGTGAAGGCTTGGATTGGCAAACAATGCGTCTGCGCAACGCATCGCTTGTTCGTGCATCCAGGCCCAATCAGTTTTACGCAATTTACGTAAGGAAAAGCGACGGGAGAATCGTTGGTTGCGGCGAATCGCTAACGCAAGATGTAAGCCGCCACGATCAAGTTGCGCCAAATGGCTGTGTACCTGTTTTTCCTGTCCGTCCTGATGGAACAGAAATGCTTTGGGCGCTACATCCTGATGAATTTCGCTCTCGTCTTAGTAATGGGTTTATCCGCGCTGGAAAGGCGACACTTAATGAGCCGCAAGCGTACATCATTCAGTACCTTCGTTCTGGCTCGATCAAGGCAATTAGTTACGGCGCTATTGTGGTGACTAGCCGAGCAGTAGATGGTTCTGTGATTGGCCATCGTGTTGCTGATGCACGAACAATGCCTACAACCCATTGGAATAGGCCAGCCCATAATGCTCAAAGCGGTGGGACGGGAGTATTGAAAGCATTGATGCCTGATCGCCGATTTCCGTTTCCAAAATCGTTATACGCCGTAGAGGATTCGCTCCGTTTTTTTCTAGGCGACAAACCCAACGCCACCATCCTCGACTTCTTCTCCGGTTCAGGCACCACAGCCCACGCCGTAATGCGCCTGAACCGCCAAGACGGCGGTCGTCGCCAATGCATCTCGGTCACCAACAACGAGGTGGCCGCTATCGAACAGAAGTCCCTTCGTGAGCAGGGGTTGCGTCCAGGTGATCCCGATTGGGAAAAACACGGCATCTGCGACTACATCACCAAGCCTCGCGTGGCCGCCGCCATTACCGGGAAAACGCCAGACGGCGAGCCGATCAAGGGCGATTACAAGTTCACCGACGAATTCCCGATGGCTGAGGGGTTCGAGGAAAACGCCGAGTTTTTCACCCTGACCTACGAGGCCAGGAGCGCTGTCAATCACAACCTGGCCTATGCGCGCATCGCAGCCCTGCTGTGGCTGCGGGCAGGCGCCCAAGGCCGCCGCATCGACAAATTGCCGCCCGAGGGTTGGGTGGTGGCAGATACCTATGGTCTGTTGACGGACTTGGATCAGGCGACCGCCTTCATCCATGCGGTAAGCCAGACAACCGGGCTGCGCATTGCCTACATCGTCACTGACGATGACCGGCGCTTTCAAGCGATTGCACAGCAGCTACGGGTCGGAATCGAGCCAGTCCGCCTGTATGAGTCTTATCTGACCAATTTCAGTTTTGCCAATGGGGAATAAGGCATGAAGTTCACCCTTGCAGAAGTAGGCGGCAAGCTACGCGTGCTGGACTTAACCCGCGCCGACGTGCGGCAGGCCATTCAGGACGCCACCAACGTGAAGGGGCTGTACGAAGGTGGGTTAGCGTGGGACTACATGGACTGATGGGAGCACCCAGGCTTGGAAGCGTATGGACATCCCCCTAGGCCAAGCTATCTATCAGGCCAAGGCGCTATTTGCCGAATATTTGCTTCAGTATCGCCGCCCCAATCGCCAGAATGGATCCACCCACGATGACCACACCCACGAAATACGAAATGCCGCCAATGATCCGCGTTATGAAGTTCATTTTCCGCCCCTCGTTATCGCCAAAACCCTAATCAGCAACCTGAAGTATCCCGTTGATGTAGACCGCGCCATCCAAGGTAATAAGCTGCGCCTCCAGGGCGATGCTGGTGATCGCCTTGATCTTGATGTTGCCGCTATCGTCGCATTTCACCACCACGTCACCGCCGTTAACCGCCAGGACAAACCCGCCCTTGGATTTGTTCTTTTTTTCGGTCCAGGTGCCGTGGTAGCCGCTTCCCTCGCGGTCTTCTTCTTCCGGCTGCTCGCCCGAGGCAACCGATTGGCCAATCTGGATGGTCGTCCCGCTGGGATGACGGAAAATGACATTAGCCGCCTGGTCAATGCTGGTGGTCACATCGGAGACATGCCGGAATAGCCGGTAATTTTCATGCTCGAACGCCATCTGAGTGACCTGGGGCGGCAGGAACCCGATCACCACAGGGGCACCGTCCAACTCTAGTGTGGCCGCTAGGATGTCCGTATCGCCGATCATCGTCGTGTCGCGGGGATTGCTCTCATCCACGACCGGGCTCGGCAGGTCCACCATGCCGGAGCACGTTGAGATGGTGGTCATGAGCACCTGGACGCCAGCCATGAACCAGCCGGAATCCAGGAACACCAGATCCACCGCGAAATTTTGCGGGTGAACCTTGACGACTTTTGCTAGGCGCAGCATGGCTTATAAATACTCCTGATAGACCCCGCCCTTACCCTCTTGCAGGTAGGGGTTAGTCATTTTGGATCGGACCAGGAACCCGGTCCCACGAATGAACTCGGCGCTGGTCACATATCGCTGAAAGGGAATGTATTGGTGCGTCACGGAGGGCAGGTAGTAGTCCGCGACAAACTTGCCCCGGTGTAGCCGCACATAGCGCCCAGCCCGTACCTGCTCATGGCCGCGCAGCATCAGGGAACCGTCCTCAAACACCACGTTGTCCTTGTTCAGTGCGATCAGGGTTTCCCTTTTCTGCGTCATGTAGTCCAGCGCACTAGTGACCATTTTCTCATGGTCGGCCTTGGGCAAGCCCTCCATGCCGGTCGTCATGCCGTCCCAGCCGTAATTGCTGGTCACCTGCATGGGCCTGGCGCCGTACAGCTTGGGGTCGCAGTTGGGATATTGGGCTGGATCGTCCAAGTAAATAGTGCCCTTACTTTTTTCCTGGAGCGCGGTGCCCAGGGCAGCGTTGGCGATGTTGGACGGGATCGCATTGACCAAATTCACCCAAAACAGATTAGCCACATGGGCATCACTGCGGTTGGCCGTGAGGGCGACCACCGCGCCGATGTCCAGGCCCAGCATGTCTTCATCTGGGAGCTTGATCGTCTGGCTCCCCTGGGCAATCCAACCGCCCTCCCCGTCCCCCGCATCGAAATCTCGAAACGGCAACGGTCGATGAACCAACTCGACGCCTTCTTCGGTGTCCCGGATGAAAAGCTCATTCCAGGGCAGATCAGCAAAGTTGTTGGCAAAATTCCAGAGCACCCCCTCAAACTCCCTGGGGCCATAGACCTTCCCTTCGGTCACCGTGGAGTTAAGCGTTATCTTGACTGGGAAGTTATCGGTTTCCTCGGCAAACTCAGACAGGAAGGGATTCACCACGTTATCCAGGAGGGCGGTGTAGAAATCCTTTGGCGTCATCGGCTTCCGTTCAAGTCCGATTTTCTCGAATAGCGGATAGCTCCCCAGCAGGGCCTTACCCTGGGCATAGGCCACTCGGTTCAGAATTTGGATCAGTTGGAACACCAGGCCGAAGTCCGTCCCCGACACAATCACCGTTCGGTGCGGCTTGCCATCTGAACCCATCTGCTCCGCTCGGCGGATCGACTGCACGAAGCCCCGCATCATGATCGGCAGTTTCCCGCCATAGATATGCGGAGCATGAGCCATGCGGATTTCGATCCGGTCTAGGGGCTCGATCAGGCCATACATGGAATCTAGTTCGGTTTCATGGGCTCGGTCGGCCAGGACCAGCGAGAAGGTTCCAGCCGGTTGATGGATGGATTTTTGGACGAACACCCGCCCCTCATCCCCGATAAACCGGGTCAGGTCCAGAGTCGGCGGGATGGTCGCCCCTGCAAACCGCTTAGATTTGCCGTCCTTCCGCATAACCGACTTATGCAGTAGGACTTCGACCTTGGGCATGAAGGTGGTAATCATCGTCTTGCCAGCGCCCCGGAGAACCCATCCATCAAGCCTTGTGCCGCGCCCATCATGGCCTTAGCGCCTGCCGCCATGTGTTGTGGTCGCGGAACACCGCTAAGCGCAAATTGCCGGGAATGCTGGCTCAGCACCTCGCCCATGTCGGACTTTTGCACCACGTCAATCGTGGCCCGCATGTCGCCGACCATGCGCCCCAGTTCTCCGCCGGGGCCGCCCATGCTGGCCAGGAAATCCCGCACTCCCGACGGCGCATCTCGAGGCGCTGCCGCCGCCGAGGTGCCTTCCGGTAGCGTCATGTTGTAGTCGTCAATGCGCTTGGTCCCGAGGTGGACGCCTGGCTCCCACTTGACATCGCCGCCGGCCGCCGGGGCGCCACCGTCATCAATCCGCTTGGTGCCCAGGTGAACCCCCGGCTCCCATTTGACGGGGGCCTCCGTACCGCCACCGATCCCAATCACCATGCCGCCGCTGGCCGCCGCGCCGCCATCGGTACTCTTGGTGCCCAGGTGAACCCCAGGCTGCCATTTGACGGACCCGCCGCTGGACGCTGCCGTGCTGCCGCCCTCCATGCCCTGCACCGCCTTCATGGTGCCCATGAGTTTTCCGACATAGTTGTCATCGGTCGCGTACTTGCCGTCCTTAAGCGCCTGGAAATAAGCCTGTGGGTCGCCGCCAGACTGCAAGGCTTTGGCATAGCGGGGGTTTGTGCCAATTAGGTTGGCGTAATCGTTGAATGATTCCTCATAGGAGTCGTAAGCCCGGAAGTTGTCTTTGATGGAAACCATTTTTCCGTTTATGGATTCCTGGGTGCCCGTGTTGACCGACTTCCCGCTCCACCCGTGCGCCTTGATTCCAAACAGGTTATTCCCGGCCACGGACTTTCCCCATCCGGTTTCTAGGGCCGCCTGAGCCACCAGGGCGTCAGCAGGCACCCCTAACTTGGCCGCCGCCGCTTCGGCCGCCGGCCGGATGCGCGCAACAAAATCGGCCTTGGACCCGCTCAGCTTGGCCGCGCCAGACCCAGAACCGCTCACCTTTGCCACCGTCGCTGCTGGCGATTCGCCGCGCTGTTCAGGGGTTAGCTCGCCGGGCAGAGTGCCGGCAACGGCGCTGCCAGACATCCAAGATGCGACACCTGACGGACCAAAAACCGCATCGCCTACCCCACGCCCGATGTTGCCCAGCCAGGATGTGGTTTTGTCGCCTGGGACAGTTGGGGATGCCTCGTCCGTTGTCGGGCTGTTTTTCTTGCTGCCATTCCACCAGTCGATTATTGGATCGATCATCGGATACGAATAGCCTCGCTCCTGTGCAGCAGGGGAGTCCATACCAACCTTACTGAGTTCCTCCTCCGTTAGATGCCCAAGCGCAAGGCTCTTGTCGTTTTTTTTGTCCGGCCCATTACCCATTAACTTTTCTGCGGCTTTAAACAACGTATCGCCAGCAGAAAGAAGCTTCTTGCCAGCTTCCATTTGCACGTTGCCGATGTCCTGCATCATCTTGCGGTGATCTTCAGCCTTCGTGGCTTCAGGCCCATTCATCGCCGCCTTGGCAACCGCATCAATCAGATTGCCGTAATTGGATGGGTCAACTCCTCCATGCTGATTTGGGTCGATCTTATACTGTTGCAGCAGGCCCATTAGAGATCCGGTAGTGGCCTCGTTGAAGTTTCCGCTCTTGGCAGCCTCGCTCACGTTCCAGATTTTAGTCAGATCTGGGAACGCCTCCTGCTTGATGTCGGCAAACCCCTTCCCAGTCGTTGACTCTAACCAATTACCGAAACCGATCAAATTCCCGCCATCGGTTTTGAAATTCCGCAACTTCCGCGACACATGCCTTGAGATGCCTAGGTCCCTGGCGATGGCATCATCCAGCATATACCCGGCCTCTGCGCTATTCCCCGTTGCGCCGACATACTTGGGCATAAAATTCATATATGCCTCAAGCATTTCCGGCTTGCCGCTGATCCCCTCCTCTTTGATGTATTCCTGGTGGTAGGGATTTGTGATTCCCATGCTTGCCAAAAAGGCCGCCCTGGCAACTTCGCCTGATTCACCAGCCCCAGACCGTTGGAAACCAGAATCAAGTTGCTTCAGCAACTGCGCCCCAGCCGCGCCCTTCAATCCAGCGATAGGACTCCCGTCCTCGTTCGTCATGCTCCCCATGGCCGCCATGGTCATAGCGAACCCGCTCATGTCGCCGGTGTGCAGCAGCACCTTTTCCGTGCGGTCAGCGTATTCCTGGAAGGCGTCGAGCAACTCCTCCCCGCGCCCTCCCATGCCAGTGCGGGCCATGGTGGCCGCCAACATGGGAAGCAAGTCCGGGGATGAAGCACCGCGCCATTTCATTTCCGACATCCACATCGGAATGCGGTTGTCCTCCATACCGAAAGCGCGACTGGTTTTTACGAGTCCTGGGATGGTGGAGGTATCGACAATGCCCCCGAGCTTGGCCATGGTGACCGCGAGCTTGGCCATTTCGTCCTCGGCCATGGTCACCTGGTTGGCCATCTTGTCGAGGCCGGATAGCACGTCGTCAAACCCCCCGGCCAGGCCGCCGGTTAGACGCATCAGCTTGTCCGAGTCGAGGTTTAGCCCAACAGCCCGCTGGGCTCCCTGGAAGGCGAAGGCAGTGGCACTGGCCGCCCCAGCGGCTTGCATCGTCGCCCTAAAAAACTGGCCTGCCTCATTCCGCACCGCCGAGGCGACGGTAGCGCCAATGTTGTGGTGGCCTGCCGATGGAGACTGTTGATTCAGTAACGAAACGGCGTGGTCGCGGGCCTGCTGTCGTTGCAGGTTAGTGAAATCATCCGACCCTTGCGGTAGGTAATTGCGGAAGTTCCCGCGCCCGGTGAACCCGTTGGCAATGGCATCGCGGGCTGCCGCGTCGATGGCCGCGAAATTCTGACGGAGCCGATCCGCTTCGGTGTTGGCTTGTCGCGTTGCATCGCGCAGGCCCTGCATGGCTTGGTGCATCCGAACCAGGATACTTTCAGTTCCGCTCATGGCTTACCACCTCAAAATCGTCGTCGGCAGGCATACGCAGATCTCCGCTCATTAGGGCGGCTACGTCGGCATCAAAATCGGGAGTGTCGAATTCCGTGGAGCCTGCTGGCGCAGTGGCGTAATGCACCGTCCAATACTCCAGGATCAGTTCAGCAGGGGTGAGATCCAGGAACCGGGGATCGGTCGGCGGGAGCCGATACCGATCCCGATACCAGGTTTCAATCAGACGCGACCGGCTCCGGGCTTGGTCCTTCACTGTCCTCTGAGCGAGGTTTGCGAAAGTTGGTTTCGGCCTCGCGGAGGGCTAAATAAACCTCCTCCAGCCTGGCTAGGCTGGAGTCGGCCAAGGGGTCCATCGTTTCCAGATCGAATCCCGCCGGAGCCTCGACCAGGAGGGTGACCAGCGTGGCGAACATGGCTGCCACCGACTGAAGCCCGCCGGACACGCCAGCCTGGAAGCCAAGCATCTGCTCGACTTCCGCCGCGATTCGGATGGAGTCCCGGAACGTCCGGTGCCGGAACAAGAAAACCCCGACACCCGGAACCTCAACGCGCAGCTTGCCGGCCATGGATTAGAGCCCCGTCCCGACGACGTTAAGGGCCTTCATCGACACGTTCAGGCCGATGATCTGGTGCGCCTGCACCCGCGTATCGCAGGACGCCACCGACACGCCGGTGTACTTCCGCAGCAGGACCCCCGCGTCTTTGTCGAAAATCTCGACATCAAACACCATCCCCTGCAAGGCGTGGTCGCCGTTTTCCAGGGCGATCCCAGCATCCCGCAGGTTTTGCGAAATCAGGACGATGGACTCGGCCTGGAGCGAATGGTCTGCCAGGGTCGGGACGTACTCCTGGACGTGAATATCCCCGATACCGGACGCCTCCTGGGGGCCATAGTTGTCCGTGCAGTTCAGGCCCTTAATCAGGCCCACCATTTTTCCGTCCAGCTTCACCAGGACCCGGTTGCCGGAGCGGACTTTCACATTGGGTTGCATTGCTGCCTACTCCTGTTATACCCGGCCCGAATAGGGAACGGCGTGGATGGTCACGAGAACGTAATTGATCGGAATCACCGGAGAACACTCGAACTCGACGCGAACCACGTCGCCCTCCAGTTCCACCGTGATGTTCCGGTAGGGGGGGTTGATTCGGTCGCCCACGATGACGCCGGGTCCGGCCGGTTCCGGCCGCGCCAGTTCGGCGAGGATGGAGTCGGTGCGGGAGGCAATCGCGTGGAGGGATTCGGGGCTGCCCTTGGCGCCGATGAAATCCTGGAGCGCTTCCCGGACGTTCCGGGCCACGAAGTCGGTAGCCGCGCCGGTAGACACCTCAACCCGGTTGTACTTGGAGTCGGACAGCCAGGTGCTGATGGACTTGACCACCCGGTAATCCTGCTTGGGGCTCTTGGTCACGCACAGGACCCCCGAGTCGATCATGAAATCGGTATCGGCCGGCTCCTTCAGGTCCAGTTCCATGCCGCGCACGGTCAGGGGCTTATTGGTCAGGGGGGTGCCCGGATTGACGCCACCGAATCCGCCGGCAACCTGGGCCGCCAGGATGTAAGGGGCATAAAGAGTCAGCACACCCGCCGAGTCGTAGTCGTACATGCCGGGGTAGCAATAAGCCGTCCGGTCAGAATTGATGGTGGCGGCAGCGGCAGCGGCAGACGACTGAGTCAGGCCGAGGTCGCCCCCGACAAAGGCCCGCCGTTCGCGCTTGCCCACGCCAGACATGAAATGCACATGGGCATCCGCCATGGCGTGAATCGAGGCATCGCCAACCACCGGGACCACCCACTGGACATCCTCAGATTCCAGGGCGACGAAGCAATCGTCCCAGTCGGTGTTGGTGACCGTGCCGTTACTGCCCCCGGTTAGGTAGGTGAAGGCCAGATTGGCCGGCACCTTGCTGGCGGTCGCCGGCCTAACAGCCGTGATAAAGCCTTCAGCGGACCCGTTGAACCAGTCGATGCAAGCCTGGAGGTCGGCGCGCACGTCGTAGACCGTGGGGGTCTTGCAAGAGGTCGCCGCCACCGCATCCAGCCCGTTCAGGGTCGCGGTATTGGCGCTGCCGGCGGTTACCGTGGCAGAGAATCCGGTGGTCACGTTGATCCGGTCCACCACCTCCTGGACGGTGCCGTACTCCGATAGCTCGATGGTGGCAACCAGGGTCAACGCCGGCGCATGGAGTAGGATCTGGGTGTTCGACACGGTCACCGTAGCCGTCGCCTGGGCGCCGGTGTAGGTGACTGTGAAAGCCGATCGCGCCACGTTGTCCTTGGAGAAATAGGCATTACCAACCTGAGTGGTCAGCCGCTTTCCTGCCGTGGTGCCGGATTCCACCTTGACCTTGATCTGGTTCGTCCAGATCCCATAGTCGGTGGACTTCAGGGTGATCGCGTCGGCGACGCTGGCGTCCTTGAGGGTCAACTCGGCCTGAACCGCAGGATTGACCCGCATGGCGACGATGCGAGATGGGCCATGGGTCGCGTTGGACGGCGCAAAAGCCTTGCGAACGGCGGTCAGTAACTCGCCATCTCGCAGCACTTCCTTGGCGTGGGCCGGGCTCCGCAGCACCAGCGGGACCTTGGGTTCGCCGCCTTCGGCTCGACCGATAATCGCCACGATGTTCCCAACCGTAAGGTTCCGGTTGTACATCTGCGAGTCATCGACAAGGCTCTGAACGGTAGGCGTGACCAGCAATTGGCCGTTGAAAAATACGGGCATGGGTGCGGGCTCCTATTACGCCGGCAGAGAGATAAAGCGGTTCCAGGCGGCCTGGAACGTGGTCTCCACGTCCTTCACCAGGCCCTGGGCCTTGGCCCAGGCATGGAACCCGCCGATCAGTGCGACCCGGCGAGAAGTCGCGGACAGCCGCTGGCAAAACTCGTCGATACTCAGTGGGATCTGAGCTTCCTGAACCACCTCAGCCGCCTGGGGGAGTTCTGAATCAATGGACTTAGTAGGCATGAATCACCACCTGAGAATTAATGTCACGAATCTTTGGCGTCCCGCTGGTAACGCCAGCAGCAGAAACGCACCGAAAATCAGTCAGTACCTGGAAGACCGGAGCCGCGAAGCGCTCCATCTCCTCGTGATCGCGTTGCGTCCAGTCGATCAAGCCAAGCCCGAGGGCGTCGAACACCGGCCAATTGGCCTGGAGAATCCGCTTAATGGCTCGGCGCAAGGCGATCCGTTCGTCGGGATTCAGGGACCAGCCGACGATGGTGATGCTGGTGCGTTCCAACCAGCCCTCCATGGAGGCCACCTCGTCATCTCCGATCACATCCGGGTTAAGCACTTCGCCCAGCCCGCGAGAATCCGGCTCCGATGACACCAAGTGTGCTGTCACGACAGGGAACGGAGTCTGGTCCCACAGGGGCGGTGCGTTTTGAACGGGAACGGCGCCCGACTTGGGATGCAGGGCGCCCCGCGCCACCTCGACCGCCAGGCCCTGGCGCAAGCGGTCCATCAGGACCGACACGGCATCCGGGCCGGTCCCGGCATAACTGGCCGCCGGAGTCGCGGAAGTCGTCGAGAATGTGTCAGAGGGGGCGTAATAGACGCGCCAGAAATAGGGGGTTCCGTTGGTCAGATTCGCGGTGTCCACCAGGACCACCGAGGCGTCGCCGTCCCAGGTCGCCAGCGTCACCGCTGCCGGATCCACTAGGCCGACAAACTGGTCATCGAGGCGCCGTAGCAGGGTGCAGGACGTGGTTCCAGCGGGGGGGCGGATATGCAGGCGGACTGCATTACCAGCGGGAAGAATTTCCGTGCCCCAGATCATCGAAAGGCCGCCTCAATGCGGCCAACCTGGTGGGCCAGGTCCATGTCCAGGGCGGCTTGTAGGATGCGCTGGGCGACTGGCTCGATGACTTCCTTAACCGTTCGGGCCGGATACTTGCCAGCCTGCGCTGGACGAATCCAGCCTGAAGACCATTCGCCCATTACACGGAACGTCAGGTACTGGGAGTGACCGCCTCCGGGGTTGGCCATCTTGACCATGCCCGAGTAGGGGTCTGTTTTATGATGGGACTTGAGCTTGGGCGCCAGCCCGGACGCCAGGCGGTCACCCCAGGAGTAGGACAGCCGATTGACATTGGTTCCGGGGTGATTGACTGACGGCTCGGAGAATGACCCGGTGACATGCGAGGGTGATAGGTTGATCGCCTGGGCGTGAACGCTCGCCGGCATCGCGCCATAGTTCGAGCCTGGGCTCCCGTGGCGAAACGGAATGATTAGGTATCGCTGCCCCTTGTGGGCTCCGCTTTTTGCCACCCGCGCCTTGGCGGCAGAGCCCAAGGCCGCCTTCATGTCAAAGGCTTTGGATCCCTCCTCTATCGCCGAAGCATAGGGCGCGTCTGAATACACTTCCCATGCCAACGGTCCAACTGGCTGCACTTTGATCGACGCCGCATAGCCGCCAGAACGTGCCTGGATTTGCTGGCCATTCGGAAGCGGGGCGCCCTGAGCATAAGACAGCCAAAGCGAGTGAGCACGGTGCGCGATCTGCTCTAGGGCGTCCGCAGTGTGCGGGAACTCGCCAGTAGAGCCGGATGGGATACCGGGAAGATCAATGGTGTAGGTGGCCATGACGCCAATCGTGGCGTCACGACTAGAGAAAAGGCCCTACCCTAGCGACCCCACAAATCAAACCGCCGCAGCACCACGCGCCTAGGCAGCGGGTCGCCCAACTGGTGGGCGCGATCCTGGGGAAAATCTGAGAACGCGAAATATTCAGGGTGTCGGCGCCCGGTCAACACCACTTGCACCGCGCCGGGTCCGTCATCGTTGGGCCAGGTCAGCAAGCCGGTATCGGTCAGGGTGGGGAGAACCGCGTCGGTTTCGACGCCCGCCAGCAGGTAAGTGCAGCGGGATAGGGACGCCACCACGCCGGTTAGGCGCCCGCCGACAGGGATCACCAATGAGAACGGTTCGGTAGAATTCAGCAGCACCAGCCGGTCCCCTTCGGCAAGCTGATAGGCTGGCTGGTCGCTGGGCAGGGTCACCACCACATCGCCAGCCATCCACATGCCAAAATCAGCCCATTGCCGCTGGACCTTGACGCCAGCAGGAGCCGCTATGCTGGCGATACCGGAATCCCAGATCCGGCCAAGCCCGCCACAAGCCGGGCAATCGGGGACCGGGGACCCGCTGTAAGGATCGCGGCAGGCGCACCCACGCGAGGCTTTCCAGGACAGCCGCTGGCCAACTCGGTTGATTAGGGCGTTGAAGTGTTCCGGGACCAGTCGCATGGGATCCGCCTATGGGGGGCAAGTCCCTATAGGATTGGGTCACGACGGGGCGGATGCAGGCTGGTTCGATAGGATGTTGGGAGGAATTCTGGTCTGAAAAATTCTAAGAGATAACCGGGTATCTCTTAGAATATGAGAAATCTATTATTCTTTGGGACACATCAGGCATCAAGTTTGCCTGCCATGAGAAGCGCCAGGTCCTCATCAAAATCTGGCGTCGGATACCAATCCACATTGGGCGCGGTCTGGCTGTTTAGTGTGGCTCGAATCTGGTCGCGGGACTCAGTGGATAGGGACTCGACGCACCGGACTTGCTCGGCCCAGGCGACGGTGATCACCTCTAGCCAGTTGGCGCAATCCGGCGCGGTTTGCCTGATCCAGTGATTTTCTGGCAGGCCCTGCACAATCTCGCCAACTGCCAAGGCGGCGCCGACATTGCTGGCGCCAATAAGCCTGCGCCTCGCTTAAACTGGAAATGTTCGCACTGCTGGGTAAGTGCGTTCCATGAGGCGGGCCAAACCAGCCCGACCCTTCCGACTTGCACAGCAGCAGCACGCGACCTACCCCTTGACCGTCGGCAAACAAGCCGCTCGCAATTCCGCAGCAATGCGACCTTCGATGATCTCCTCCGGAAGAGACCATCCACCGGAAAAGTAAGCACTCAGAGCCGACCGGGTTTTAGGTCCTAGCTGGCCATCCGCCACCAGGGCGGGCAAGTATCCCCAGGAGTTGAGGAACGCTTGGATCCGCTTGGTCTGCTCCGGAGTTGGAGACAATCTGCGATTCAGCAACGCCTTTTTGGCCAGGGCCAGTAACCGAGACCGGTCCTTCAGTCCGTTGTAGCCGCCATTGATCTTCCGGGTGATTTTAAGAATGTCATCCTTGTCGGCGTGTTTGTTCAGGTTGTGCTTGGCCCAGTACCAGCCCGCGACTCCACAGCAAAGATCCACGTTGATCGCCACTCGTTCCGGCTCGCGCAACAGGAGCCCACGCAGAGCTAGGGAATTGTCATATTCCGCATAATTCGCCTTGCCGGTAAGTTGGATCAGGCCACGCCCTTTGTACTTCCGCCCGTCGCCGTCCCGTTCTGGGGTGTTGCCCAGGTCGGTGCGGGTGTCGTAGGCGTCGCCGCTGGCGATCTCTTCCCGATAGCGCAACTGACCGGATTCATGCCCGACTTGGGCCAGGAAATGTGCTTGCCGTAGCGGCGTGTTGATTTCGTAGCGAGTCATCGTCGCCAGCAGGCCCGGACCCAGATCAGCAATATCCTTGGGGTCTGCCTGGGGGAAAATCTCGGAGAAAGGGAAGTCGATGCTCATAAAAAAGTCGCCCGTATGCCATGGATGGATTGACGCAACCGTTCCAGTCTGGAGTCCACGTCGTCTTGGTATTTCGAGATGTCGAACGACTGGGATTCGCTCAAGCCATCCACGCTCAAGGACCCGGAAGTCGGCAGGAAGGCCCCCTGCATCAGCTTGAGCATCGCCATCCGGCGCACCAGATCCAGCAGATCCGGGTAATCGCGGGCCGCATGGGACAGGCCGGACGTGTACCGCGCTTGTACTGCCTGGGGCACTACCCGCCCGCCGCCCAGGAGTTGCACTGCAAACACGGATAGGGGCGCGGTGACCAGGGACCCGGACGGCACCAGCCGCAGGTGGCCGAATCGCTTGTCGAGCCGGATCCATTCCGCCGGGACATCCCAGACCGTCGTGGCCGGCGCGGGATAGACGAACTTGAGGGACTGCACCGAAATGACCGGGCAATGGTTCAGGACCACATAGCCCCAGCGGTTCCCCTGGAAAAAATCAGGCTCCAGGTCATAGCCGGGCTCCTCAATCCAGCGGGTCCCCGCTTCATCCAGGGCATCCTTTTCCGCCTGGGTGGCCAGGTCCGGCAGCACTTGGACGGGGCCAAAAAACACCCGCAACAGATGCTCCGCGTCGGCTTCAGCCGCTCGTAAGGCGGCCATGATTTCAGGCGCGGGCAAGGAGGCTAGGTTGCCTGGGAGCATGGCCAACCGACCTGACTGCAAGTCCGCCACGGCACCGGCCAGGTCGGGGAATAGACCGGACGATGGGGGTGCCGAGATCGACGCAGTGACCGTAATAACCGCCGTCTCGCCAGTGCCCGACCAGCCGGGCATCTCGACATACGCCTGCACCACATAGGTGCCGACCACATCGAGATCGCCCTCTACGACGGTGTGGGCTACCTGGGTCGTGCCCAGCACGGTCGCTGGCCAGTCAACGGACGCCGAGGCGCCCGGCTTGAAAACTCGAATAGCGAAAAGAGTCGCATCGGTTACGTCCATCCCGCAGTCGAGGGCGATGACGGTGCCAATGGTCCCCTGGGGAATGGTGCTCATGGAGTTGTCCTGTTGAGTCGGATGGGCGCGTCGGCAGCGACTAAGGCCGGAAGCGAGCTAGGCAGCGAAAGCGCCGGGGTCATGCCACTTGATAACATCACGACCCCAGGCAGGTCCGACGAGGCGTTAACCGCCTGGCTTGCACGACTGGACAGGCCAACCGCCACGGTCAGGGCCGCTGATAGGTGGACTTGATAGGTCGGCAGCGGATTGTGAACGACGGCATTAGCAGCCAGACGGGCCGATCCTCGCCGCGCCAGAATGGCGTCCACCGATACCTGGCCGGCCAGAGGCAGTTGGATACCAGCGTCCAGGGAGGCGAACGAGTCCCGAGAGTGCAAGACAGCGCCATCCGTTACCAGGATGGGGGCCTTGGTATGCTGCACCGCGCCGGTCGCCAGAACAGACAAGGCACAGGGCGCGGCAACCACCACATCCGCAGAAGCCAATGCGGTATGGGCCACCTGGACCGTTGCACCCAGGGACGCCTGAGTGGTGTTAGGCGCCTGGACAGCCACGCCACCCTGGACCCATGCAGACCGCGCAGCCTGGACCGCCGCACCAAGAGAGAATTCAGATACCTGTTGATCGCCAGCCTTCACCATGGCGCCAGCCGATAGACTGGTGAATCTCCGATCCAGCACGACGGAAGCCGCAGCAACCTGGGCAGAATGGGCCGCCTGGACCGCCGCACCGAGCGAAAGGCCAGCGCTTGGCCTGTCCTGCACCGCCGCGCCTATCGCAATCCCAGCACCTTGCCTTGACTGAACAGCGGCCCCTATAGGGACGCTGAAATAGTGTGGGCACTGAATTGAAGCACCTATTAGGACTTCGGCGGATTGATTGGCCTGAATCGCTGCACCAACAGAAAGGTCAACCTGCGGCGCATTTTGCGCTTCGATCTGGGCAGACAGAGAGATCTGGGCCGACCGGCCAGCAGAAACCGCTATTGTCGCGTCAAGACTTGTCAGCCGGGCCGATTGAACGGATGCCGCCAGGTTGGCAGTTGCGGAACGCGCCACCTGGATCGTCGCGCCAAGGGACGCCTGGGCCGAATAGCTCGCCCGAATGGCTCCGGCCAGGGTTGAGGTCGCCGACTGATCCGCTCGAATAGCCGCCTGGGACGCTACCGACCCGGCTTGCTGGGCCTGGATTGCAGCGGTCGCACCGAGGTTGGCAGTGCGGACTTGCTGAATTGCGGACCCAGCAGACAACCCCGCAGATTGCCGAACTTGCAGGACTGCACCAGCCGCAAAAGTCGCAGACTTCAGTTCTGCTATGGCCGCGCCGATACCGACGGTCGAAGTCCGGTCCCAGCGGATAGCCGCGCCAGCCGAAAAAGACACCGACATTGGCGCCCGTACCGACGCCGATAGATCCGTCGTGTCGGAACGACTTACCCGAATTGCAGAGTCCAGCGACAGTGCCGTCGTTTTTGCGGCTCGAACAGCGCCATTGGCTGAGGCAGTGGCTTCTTTAGCTTGCCGAACGGCAGCCGCCAAATCCAGCGTTTGCAACCGATCCGCTCGAATGGCCGATTCGGCGGACATCGAGGCAGACTTGGCCGTGAAGACAGCGCCGCTCAGGGAAACCGTAGTGGTTTTGGCCTGCTGGATCGCGCCGGTTAGGGAGGCAGATGAAGACTTATCGGCACGAATAGCGCCGGTCAGGGCAGAGGTAGCCGTCTGTGCAGCACGGATCACAGCACCCAGCGAGAAGCTGGAAGACTTGATCTGAGCAACAGCCGCCGCCGCCACAACGGTATCGGATCGACTGACTTGAACGGCAGCAACCGCCGACAAGGTTGCGGTTTTGCTTGCGAGAATAGCCGCCGAAAGCGACAGGGCATCGGTTCTCGGCGCGCCCGTAGGCTTGATCGGCAACCAGGCTGGGGATAACGACGCGCCTTTGACGGCAAGCAGAGCCGTGCTTGCTCGGAGCCAAATCCCCTTTAGGAGCTTAGCGGCCATGCGCCGCTCTCTTACTCGCTAACGATGCGAATTAAACCGCTGTAATTGGTCGCGGTAGTCGCAGGCTTAGGTAATTCTAGGAACGATAGACAAGCATCATCGAGAATCGTTGTCAGGTTTAGTGAGGAATATAGACCATCATCCAGGCAGGCAATGTTGGCAATCGGGCAGGCATTGACGGCAATGGGATGGCCAATCACAGCGTTCAAGGTGCCAGTGGCTACGGCGGCGGAATGCTGCATCTGGGTAAGGGCCTTGATGCCACTATCACCAGCCGCCAGGGGGATAAACCAGTTACCAACGGCCAGGTTGACACCACCGACCACGCAGGCGGATACCCCGGCCAACGTCTGGATGGCGGTCCCGTTGTGGTTCAGGTTTTTCCCGGTTTCGTTGGCCTGGTTAGTGTAGGTCCATACGGCAGTAGAAGCCGCCGTCACGCTATGCGCCGTTGCGGCTAAAACCGTGGTGGGGTTGGACTCAAATACGAAATTGCCGCCGATGTATTCCACATCGGTCGCCGTCACGCTTTGGTAACGAGTCGGTACGCCAGTTACAGCCTGAGTTGCCGTGCTGTTTGGGTTCAGCGCGACAGAAAATAGGCGATCGTAAAGCAACAAGGAGTTGTTGATTACTGAGGAACTTAGCGCCCAATTCAGATAGTGATTGGAATTGGCAGACAGGCCGTTTTGGTACTTGATCGCCCCGGTGGAGGTGGAGTCCCAGGCTGTCCCGCCAGGAGCCGCCGCGCCGGCAGCGCCCGCGCCAGGGTTGCCCGCTCTCGTCCAGAGATCATTAGCATTACCGACGGCGTTCGATGCCGCGCCAGTTTTCTGGAACAGCAGCACTTGTCCCTTGCTGCCGGTGAATGCCGCCACAATGGCGTCAATGGAGGCAAACGCGCCCACGGACATCATGCGCCGGTCACCCGCTCTAATCAGGTCGTGCAGGACTCCCAGGGCTTTGTTTTTGCGGGCTTTGCTGTCGATTCGCTTAAGAATCTTCTTGACGGTCAGCGCCTCCGCATCTGCGGCAGACATGAACGCACCCGCACGAATTTCCCCGGCGAAATCACCGCCCGGCATGATATAGACGTTACCAGGAACCCCATGAATGGGGACCGGCCAATAGAAATGCTCAAAATCCTTTGACAGACGCGCCACATGCTCTGCACCTAGCCATCTTTCTAGCTGGTCAGAATGGGTGGGCTTGCCTCTGCTTATCCGGAGCATGGCAGCATCCAAGTCATGTAGTCGTGCGGCGGCTGCCATCCACCGCCATTCGCCTGGATGGCCGCAGGTTCGCCGATTCCAGCCTTGTTGAACCCGATGGTGACCGCACAAGTAGCACACGCGAACACCGCGTCGATGTCAGTCTCATGGGAAAAAACCAAGGTATGCAATCCGTCCATTACGGCCTCAAATCCTGCCGAGTCACCACGACGTGCATCCCCTGTTGGTACACACGGACGCCATCTAGCTCGAGAACCAGCCAGCAATCCTCCTCCATGGAGTCGCCACCGACCCCATGAACCGCCCGGCGCTTAAACATGCGCCCATCGGTTTCCAGCAGGGTGGTGGTTATCGTCCCGTCGGTGCCGTGCCGATAACCCTGCTCGTCGGCAGTGATCTCGTGGACCGGATAGGTCATGCTTGCTCCTTGTACCGTTTGTTGCGCACGATGGCGCTGATGGCGAACTGGCTGACGCCGTAACGCGCCGCGATTTTCTCTTGAGACAGACTGCCATCGGCATAGATCGCGCGGATTTCCGCTGCCTGCTCCTGTGACAGTTTTGATCGGCCATTCGACGAACCGGCGGCGACACCCTTGCGACGTTGCCTATCCACCATGTCGCGCATGTTTTGAACGTGGTCTCCCAGGTATAAATGTGCCGGGTTGCAGCAGAGGGTGTTGTCGCAGGTATGCAGCACCATCATGCCTTCCGGTATTTCGCCATGAACAAGTTCAAACGCGACGCGGTGTGAACTGGTGGTGCGGCCTTTCCAACCCAGCATGCCATAAGGCGTCGGGTTTTTTGGCCCGCGCCTTTGGTATCCCGTCCAGTTCCAGCATTCCTGTTCATCACGCTTATCCACTCGCTGTAAAAAGGCTTCGACGCGGTATTTGCTCCACCGCTCGACCAAGTATCGCTTTGTCATTTGCCGCCTCCTATGCAGGAGTTGACATTATACAACGGGTGCTATATTTCATCCCAACCAAACGAAATGGTCTCTGACGGCGTGATCCCGCCGGAGACCGTGTTGTCGATGGCCATCATCAGAACCGCATGGTCGCCCTTCTCGCCGGTCCCGGAATACGGACCCGCTCCTAGGCTCAGCGGAGAACCCGAGGTGTAGGAAAACAGGCTGGTGTAGCCCGCCGTTCCGGTTGCTTCCGCCGGGGTGGCATAAGAGGCGACCGCCTTGGCATACAAAGCCACACCCGTTCCCAGCCCATTCGCGCCATCAGAATAAATCTTGATGTTGCTGATTTCGGTATAGGTGCCGCCGGTGATATTCAGACGAAGCCACTTCTCAAAGCTGTAGTCCGTTCCGGCAGCAGGCTTGACCATCGGATTGCCGGTATCCACCAGCGAGTTATCGGCATTCTTGAATCGGATCGATCCTGCCGTTTTGTCCGTCGGGGTGCCCCCGGCGCCGTTTTTCTCGATGATCTGATAAGTCGCGGCCATGGGTTATTCCCTGGTTGTTGGACGCCCACGAGGGCGACGGGGTTCGGATTCGGCAGCAGGTTGCGGGTCCGGAACGATCCGATACCCGCCAACCCGCAAAAAGGCCGCACCGACTTCCGGAGAAATCGGTTCGGAAATCTTGCCTTCCGGGCAAGGCTCAAACCGAACGCCGGAGATCTCGTCCCCAGCGTTCGGCAAGGTGCAGAGCACACGGACCATGGGTTAGCCCAGCGCCGTCAAGGCAGCAGCCGTCTGAGCAATGGCTGCGGTGTTGACGTAGGTGACCGCAATCCCAGCCGCATCAAGGGCCGTGGTACCGCCGACAAAGTTTCCGCCGCTGGTATTGGTGATGATGATGTAGCCGATCTCGACTTTGTTATCCGGGACCGCAGGCTTCAAGGCCAGGGCCGCCGCTGCATTGGCCGCATCAGCCGTCTTGGTAGCCGTGCTCAAGGTTCCGGCCGAGTCGATGTAAAACGCCCACAAAGCCGATTTGGCAGTCGCCAGGGTGCCAACCAGGGCCGCCATATCCGTGTTGGCCGCCTTAGCCTGGTAGACGCCGGCCGCCATGGCAGAAAAGGCGCTGGAACTTTTGACGACGGCAGACGATCCGGCCTTGATGACCAGGGTCGCGGCCGACAAGATAAATTGATTTTTGCCGAACACCACCGCCACGTCGGCCACCAGGGCATTGACCGTGGTAATGAGGTTGGCGATTTTGGTGCCCAGCAAGGCGCGCATGGATGCCGGCGCCAGGCTGTTTAGCTGAGATTCAATGGACATGCGCTACTCCCAAAAAACGCCCTGGGGCAACCCAGGGCAAAGGGCCGATGACTGAACTTAACCCTTGGGCAGCCAGGTAGCCGTGGTGGGCAGAATGTTCTTGATCATGACGTGATGACGACGCTTGGTCATCCGCAGATAGCCGAACAACAGGAGTGCCCAGGGAATCACGGCAGCATTGGTCGGGTACAAGTTGAACCGGGTCAGGGGCAGCAGTTGACGCCAGGTAATGGCGGTGTGCCCAGGATTCAGGTTCAGCAGGAACGCCTTGGAGGTGCCGGGAATGTCGTCGTTGTAATCGACGAAGGTCGTGGTCGCGCCGCCCTTGGCCACCCGCGCCACCAGACGGAAGTCGGCGGTGGTGTTGGTGCCGTTCCGGCGGGAACGGTAGATGGCATAGCCGGTTTCGGTGCCGCCAGCACTAGCGGTAATGGTCAGGGTGACCTTGTCGCCCACCGCCACCGCGTACTGGATGGACTTGGTTACCACGGACTGGCCGAGGTTGGTCACGCCGGCCACGGCATAGTAGTAGTTGCCATCCCAGCCGGTGGTGAACTTGGACGCGCTGTCGGAAGCGGCTACAGCGGTCACGCTGACAGGCGCGGTAGCGTTGCTGGCAGCGATGGCAGAGTAATCCACCTCAAACGGCTTCTGGCTGTTCTGATCCAACAGGAACACGTCGCGCTCGATGCCGATGTCGCCCTGAGCGGTCACGATGCCACGAACCGGAGTGCCCAGGTTGGCAGCGGCACCGTTGTTCAGCGGTACGCGGTACGCCGGATCCAGGTTCACGTCCAGGTCGCTGGCAGACAGCGGGGAGGCGAACAGGTGGGTCGGGGTGCCGAAGTTGCCCAGACCGCCGATGGTCGCGGCAGCAGACGCAATGGTCTGAAGGCCGGTCGAGCCGGTGCCAGACAGCGGGCCGCCGCCAGCACTGATAATGTGATCGCTGGAGCCCAGGCTAATCAGTTGCTTGGCGATGCCGTCGAACTCGGTGGGGACCACATCGGAGTCGCCATAGAAGGACAGATGCTCCACGTCCCGCAGCAAGCGCAGGGTGCCCATCTGGTTTTCCTGGGCCTCGGACTGGACGATGGTATCGACCAGGGACTGGGCAAAGGACACCTGACACTGGGTCATGAGGAACTTGACCAGGGCGGTACGCCGGGCATAGGTGCCCTGCGCGCTCGCAATGGTGCCGGTCTGGGTGTTGGCCGAGGAACCGGGGAACCCGCCTTGACTGGTCGCCTCGGTCCACTCGTCCACCGTGTTACCAGCGGGCATTTTGGCCAGGGCGTTGAACAACTTAAATTCTTTGTTGTCCGCCAGGGTGGCCTGAAGGGTGTGATCCAGGGACTGGATCGACAGGGCCTGGCCGCCGGTAAAGGTGGCGACATCGGTCGCGGTGCCGGCATCCAGGGACTTCCGCAGGGCTTCCAGGTCACCCATTTGCATGGGCAGGACGCCACCGCCGACACCGGACGCAGCATTCACTTCGTTGAGATTGAACATTACCTAAACTCCGAAAGACTAAAAAAGTGATTAACTGATCCGAGCCAACAGGGACGCAGGCAAAGCCTGCCCTCGATTGATGTACCCCTCGGCGAGGGCCACCTCGTAGCCGGAAATCTTGCCCGCGTGTTGGGCTGCCAAAGCCTTAGCCAGGACTTCCTGGCGCGAGGGGGCCGCCTGGGCAGGCGCCACAGCCGTCGCGGGCTTCTCATGCACGGACAGGGAGGACTTGCGACCCCGGCCGGCAGTCGCCAGGGAATCAACCTCGGCGCGCAAAGCGGCGTTGTCGCTGGCCAAAGACTTGAGCATCGCGGTGGTGCGCTGGAGCACTTCACCGATCTGATTCAGCGAGGTACGAACCTCGCCCTGGGAGGACAGCAGGTCGTCCCGGAGCGCCTTGACCAGCAGGGTGCCGTCCAGGGCTTCGACTTCTTCGCCGCCCGGCAGGGTCACAGAGAACGACTTGCCCATGGGCTTTTCGTTCTCGTCCTCGTCGTCGTCGTCCTCGTCCTCGTCCTCGGCAAACTTGTCCCAGGCGTCGTCGTCATCCTCGTCCTCGTCGCCCTTCTGGGCGCTGGGCTTGTCCGCTTTACCGAACATTTCCATCTGGCCGGTCTGAGACTTCGCGAGGGAAAGCTCGTCCAATTCCGCCAGTAACTTATCGAATTCGCTCATGGATTCCTCCGCGAAGATTTCAGGTTTATCAAAAATTTTCGTACCAGGCTCTCCGCAGGATCCGCCGGCACACCGAACACACGAACCACCTCGGCCGTTAGGCTGGCCAGAGATAGAGATCCACCAGGATTCGCGCGGACATGCCGCGCCAAGGCTTCCCGGACATCGGAATAGGCCGGCAAGGTCGCTTGGACGTGCGGGTCCAGGGATTGCCAGGCCAGGGCGGCGCCGCCGGTCAGGGCGGACATATCCGTCCCGGTCCCGGCTTCCAGTGCTTTAGCAAGGTCGAAATGCCCATCAAGGGTTAGGCATTTAGCGAAAACGTCCGCGCCAATCACCGATACCGAGGGCACCGAGACATTGACGGGGGTGCGAGATAGGCCGATGTTTGACCAGCGAACCGACTTAATGAGGCTCACCTTGGCCTTGGTCACCGGGTCGATGGCGGTTTCCTTGCCGCCCGGCAGCACTGCGCCGCCGACCGAGGGATACCAGCGCACCGGGGGCGCCACGTTGGTCAGTGAGTCCCAGACCATGTTGGCGTTTTGGGCCATAGGCCCGTCGCCGGAATACAGGACCGCCTTGACCAAGGTCCGGTCGTTGACGAACGAAACATCTACCGGATGCCCGATTTCCCACAGATAGGTGGATTCGTTCGGGACGCGCGGGGGCAGAATGGACCGATGGTCCAGGTCGATATTCCCGTACCGCAGGAAATGCTCGGAGCTATCCTGAAGGGACTTCGCCAGCAACCGCTCGCCCTGCAAGTCCGTGGACTCGTCGGACGCCTGCATGTACAGGACGCGCATGGCGCCCTCTTGGGCAGCCTCGGCTTTAAAAAATCCCGTGATTGACAGGAGGGAGGTGTGCGTTTCCATGCCGGAATCGTGGCGTCACGACAGCCTAGGGGGCCGACGAAATGCCCAGCAGGCACACCGGCGGGAGCATGGGGATAATCTCCGGGTGGGCCGTAGCGACTGCCCAGCAGAGTTGGCGCCCATCGTCCGC